GCCATTACGAGATTGACCAAGGGAAAACACTTAGCAAACAGGAAAGGCAAGACTTATGGCAAGAAGCACACCAAAAGACAGTAGCAGCACTGCAAGACCAGTGGCCCGTGGGAGTGCCGATGCCATGAAGGTTGTGCAAAAGCCTGTGGACAAATTGATACCCTACATCAACAACAGCCGCACCCACAGCGATGAACAGGTGGCGCAGATTGCCGCAAGCATTAAGGAATTCGGGTGGACAAACCCAATACTGGTTGATGGGGAAAACGGCATCATTGCAGGTCATGGGCGGCTGATGGCAGCAAGGAAGCTGGGATATACAGAAGTGCCAACCATCGAGCTGAAAGACCTGACCGAGACCCAGCGCAAGGCTTACATCATTGCTGACAACCGTTTGGCACTCAATGCAGGCTGGGACAATGAAATGCTGACCATCGAGCTAAATGACTTGCTGGCAGATGGCTTTGCCTTAGAAATGCTGGGCTTTGACCCCAAAGAATTAGACGCACTGCTTGAGCCTGAGGTATTGGAGGGGTTGACAGACGAGGATGCTGTGCCTGATGTGCCTGATGAGCCAACCACTAAGCTGGGCGACATTTACCAGTTGGGCAACCATCGTTTGATGTGTGGCGACAGCACCAGCATCGATGCTGTCACGAAACTTACAAGCGGGGGGGGGTAGATATGTTGTTAACTGATCCACCTTACAACGTTGCTTATGAAGGCAGCACAAAGGAAAAATTGACCATCAAAAATGACAATATGGCAAACGATCAGTTTCGTCAGTTTTTGAGAGATGCGTTTGTTACCGCTGACTTAGTGATGAAAGCTGGCGCAGTTTTTTACATTTGGCACGCTGATAGCGAAGGATTAAATTTTCGAGGTGCTTGCGTCGATGCTGGCTGGACTGTGCGCCAATGCCTGATTTGGAAAAAGTCCAGTTTGGTCATGGGGCGACAGGATTACCATTGGAAGCACGAGCCTTGTCTTTATGGATGGAAAGACGGTGCTGGACACCTTTGGTCGGCAGACCGTAAGCAAACCACCATTTTGGAATTTGACAAGCCCAGCCGAAACGGAGAACACCCAACAATGAAACCAGTTGCGTTGTTTGAGTATCAAATGCTTAACAATACAAAAGGCGGCGACATCGTTTTGGATTTGTTTGGTGGAAGCGGCACAACCTTACTGGCAGCAGAAAAGCATGGAAGACACGCCAGACTGATGGAATTAGACCCAAAGTATTGCGATGTCATCGTTAAACGGTGGGAAGACTTTACAGGCAAGAAAGCCGTTTTATTGACAGAAGCAGCAGAAACTGCTTAACATCGAACAAATTCCCCTCTATAAATGAATCACACACACAAACCCACAGACAAAACTCGCAAACTGGTTGAATCCAGCAGCGGATTAGGCTTGCCGCACGAGTCCATTGCCTGCTTGGTTGGCATTGATGACAAGACCCTGCGGAAGCATTACAGGAATGAGCTGGACTTGGGCAAAGCCAAAGCCCACGGGCAGATTGCCAAGACGCTGTACAGCAAAGCCGTGGGTGGAGACACCACAAGCCTTATCTGGTGGACAAAGACACAAATGCGCTGGGCTGAGACTGTTAAGCAAGAACACACTGGTGCAGACGGTGCGCCCCTGTTGTTTGAGCGCATCGAGCGTGTGGTGGTGGATGCAAAAAATACTGAAGATTGATACGCCTCGCTGGGCATTGCCTTTGACAAGCCCAAGCCGATACAAGGGCGCATGGGGTGGTCGGGGCAGCGGTAAGTCCCATGCCTTTGCTGAGTTGATGATTGAGGAACACATCCTCGACCCCAAGCGTAGAAGCGTTTGCGTCCGTGAGATACAGAAGTCCCTTAACCAATCGGTCAAACGTCTGCTGGAGACCAAGATTGAGGCCATGAATGCTGGGGCTTACTTTGAAGTCCAAGATTCGGTCATCAAGTCCAAAAAGGGCGATGGGGCGATTATTTTCCAAGGGATGCAGAATCACACCGCCGACTCGATTAAGTCGCTGGAAGGGTACGACTGCGCTTGGGTAGAAGAAGCCCAGTCATTAAGCCAGACCAGCCTTGACCTACTTAGGCCAACAATCCGCAAGCCCAACAGCGAACTGTGGTTTACATGGAATCCTCGCCAAGAATCCGACCCAGTAGATTTTTTACTGCGGGGGCCAGAGCCGCCAGCCAGTGCAACGGTCATCAAGGTGAACTTTGGTGAAAATCCGTGGTTTCCACAAGTCCTGAAGGACGAGATGGAGTACGACAAACGGCGTGACCCTGACAAGTATCAGCACGTTTGGATGGGTCAGTACCTGCGAAACAGCAACAGCAGAGTATTCAGGAACTGGAAGATTGAAGATTTTGATGCCCCACAAGAAGCAATCCACCGACTGGGTGCGGACTGGGGATTCTCTGTTGACCCAACAGTTTTGGTGCGCTGCCACATTATTGGGCGCACCCTGTACATTGACTACGAGGCTTATATGGTGGGCTGTGAGATTGTCAACACGCCTGAACTGTTCATGCAAGTGCCAGAGGCTGAGAAATGGCCGATCGTTGCCGACTCAGCCCGACCAGAGACCATCAGCCACATGAAGCGCAATGGCTTTCCCAAGATCATGACAGCGGTCAAAGGTCCAAAGTCGGTCGAGGAGGGCATCGAGTTCTTGAAGAACTACGACATCGTGGTTCATCCTCGCTGTATTCACACCATTGACGAATTGAGCTTGTACAGTTATAAATCAGACCCATTGACGGGGCGAATCCTGCCCCAGCTTGAGGACAAAAAGAATCATGTGATTGATGCTTTGCGGTATGCGTGTGAGGGCATCAGGCGGTCAGCGGTCACAAAACCAGCTACATTTACGCCATTGCCCAATGTCAAACGCTGGTAGATAATCGCCCCAAAAGGACAAATATGGCACGAATACCCAATGACCAACGCCTTGCCAATCTGCACGCTGAAGCACTGCGGCAGTTCAATGACATACAAACTGCGCTACGGGATGAACGCCTGCAATGCTTGCAAGACAGACGTTTTTATTCTCTCTGCGGCGCACAGTGGGAAGGCCCATTGTGGGATCAGTACGAAAACAAACCTAAGTTTGAGGTCAACAAAATCATGTTGGCGGTCATTCGCATCGTTAACGAATACCGCAATAACCGCATCACCGTTGACTATGTAAGCAAAGACGGGACAGAAAACGACAAGCTGGCCGAAGTCTGCGATGGCCTGTACCGTGCTGATGAACAGGCATCGGTTGCTGATGAGGCTTACGATAACGCCTTTGAGGAGGCTGTGGGCGGTGGTATTGGTGCATGGCGTTTGCGGACTGTCTACGAGGACGAGGAAGACCCAGAGAACGAACGCCAGCGCATCAGATTCGAGCCAATCTTTGATGCTGACTCCAGCGTGTTCTTTGACTTGAACGCCAAGCGGCAAGATAAGTCTGATGCCAAGTATGCCTTTGTGGTCACCAGCATGACCCGTGAAAGCTACAAAGAAACCTACAACGATGACCCAACTGACTGGCCGAAGATCATCCACCAGTACGAGTTTGACTGGGCAACGCCTGATGTTGTATTTGTGGCTGAATACTACAAAGTTGAGGAAAAGACCGAGGTTATCCGCATATTCGAAGCCATTGATGGAACTGAGGAACGCTACACCCAAACTGACTTTGCGAACGATGAGACGCTAGAGGAAACCCTGATGGCAGTCGGCACTCGCGAGGTGCGCCAAAAGCGTATTAAGCGGATGCGGGTTCGCAAATACATCATGTCGGGCGGCAAGGTGCTGGAGGATGCAGGCTACATTGCAGGACGAAACATCCCCATCGTGGTGGTCTACGGCAAGCGGTGGTTTGTGGACAACATCGAGCGATGCATGGGCGCTGTGCGCCTGGCCAAAGATGCCCAACGCCTCAAGAATATGCAACTGTCCAAGCTGGGCGAGATCAGCGCACTGTCGAGTATCGAAAAGCCCATCATGACCCCTGAGCAAGTAGCAGGGCATCAAGTGATGTGGGCTGAAGACAATCTGCGGGATTACCCCTATCTGCTGGTCAACCCAATCACTGGGCCAGATGGCAACACTCAAGTGACTGGACCATTGGCTTACACCAAGTCGGCGGCAATCCCGCCTGCAATGGCGGCACTGTTGCAGATTACCGAACAGGATATGCAGGACATTTTGGGCAACCCGCAAGGGGCTGACAAGATGGTGTCTGGCGTATCAGGCAAAGCGGTAGAGATGATTCAAACCCGTGTTGATATGCAGACGTTCATTTACATGAGCAACTTTGCCAAGGGTATGAAGCGGTGCGGCGAGATATGGCTTGGCATGGCAAAGGAAATCTACATCGAGGACAAGCGCAAGATGAAAACCATTGCGCCCACTGGTGAAGCTGGCATGGTCGAGCTGATGCAACCCACGATTGACACCGAGACTGGTGCTGTGGTGATGGCAAATGATCTGTCCAGAGCCACATTTGATACGGTTGCCGAGGTTGGACCATCATCCAGCAGTAAACGTGCGGCTACGGTCAGGGCGTTGACAGGGATGCTGCAAATCACCCAAGACTCTGAGACCCAACAAGTTTTGACCGCAATGGCGATGATGAACATGGAAGGCGAGGGCGTTGGGGATGCAAATGCTTATTTCCGCAAGAAGTTACTGCGGATGGGTGTTGTACAGGCAACCGAGCAAGAAGCACAGGAAATGATGGCCGAGATGCAGGGGCAGACCCAAGACCCGAACGCTGTATTCCTGCAAGCGGCGGCTGAAGAGGCAATCGCTAAAGCGGCCAAAGCTAGGGCGGATACTGTGGAAACAGTGGCGGCGGCAGAACTTAAACGTGCTCAGACGCTGGAAACTTTGGGCAAAGTCCAAGAGAACGCACAAAACATGGCATTGACAAATACCGAGGCTGTTCAGCAAATTCTGCAAGGTCAGATTGTTCAGCCTGTTGTCAGGTAAGAAAAAAAGTACGACAATCAAAACAACGGTTACCACCCAGCCGTTCAAAGTGGGTGAGTTGAATGGGGTCAAAGATGAATCAAAAGGCAGTAATTGAAGACAATGAACCTGAAGTAGTGGAAGAGGAAATCGAAGTCAACGAACCCGTTGAAGAGATTGAACCAGAAGATACCGAAGAAGTTGTTGTCAGCATTGGTGAGGAAGCGCCACCTCCCGAAGAACATACTCCTGCGCCTGAATGGGTAAAAGAGTTGCGTAAGACGAACCGAGAACTGCAACGGCAGAATCGTGAATTGCAAGGCAGGCTACAAGCCGCACCACCTGAGACCAAGCCAGTGGTGATTGGAAATAAGCCCAAGCTGGAAGATCACGACTATGACGCTGATAAGTACGAGGAAGCATTGGCAAATTGGTTTGAGCGCAAGCGACAAGCTGATGATGCTAACGCCAAGCAAGAAGCTGAAGTTATGAATCAGCAAAAGGCATGGCAAGCCAAGTTGGATGGTTACGGCAAGGCGAAAGCCGAGCTAAGAGTGAAGGACTTTGAAGATGCTGAAGAAGTTGCTCAACAAGTTTTTTCTATCACCCAGCAAGGCGTTTTGCTGCAAGGTGCAGATAACCCTGCACTCGTTGTTTACGCACTCGGAAAGAACCCTGCAAAGGCTAAAGAGTTGGCTGAAATCAAAGACCCCGTAAAGTTTGCCTTTGCGGTAGCAAAACTGGAGAAGGACTTGAAAGTTACAAATCGCAGGCAAGCACCCGCACCCGAAAGAATCGTTACAGGAACTGGACGTTCCTCTGGTGCGGTGGACTCAACACTTGAACGGCTGAGAGAAGATGCGGCTCGTACTGGCAACATGACGAAAGTCATTGCCTACAAAGCGCAAAAACGATCAGCTACTAAATAAACCAATTAGGAGTTTTCCATGAGCAATTCATTCAGTAAAGAAGAGCGCGTAGCGTTCGAGGACATCCTCGAAGGCTTTAACGATGCTTTGGTGCTGTCCCGCAACGTGTCCATCTACAACACAGATGGTTCGATGATGGAACGCACCAATAACGTCATCTATCGTCCACAGCCCTACATCGCACAGTCGTACGATGGCATGGACCAGACTGGCAACTTTGGCGCATACACCCAGCTTTCAGTCCCAGCGACACTCGGCTTTCAAAAGTCTGTGCCGTTCATTCTGGACGCATTGGAATTGCGTGATGCACTGCAAGAGGGTCGCTTGGGCGAAGCCGCAAAGCAGAAACTTGCATCCGACATCAACATCGCCATCATGAACACTGCCGCAAACCTCGGTTCGTTGGTGGTCACTGTCAGCACAGCCGCTGGTGACTATGACGACATCGCTTTGTGCGACAGCATCATGAACGAGCAGGGCGTACAAGCCTTTGACCGTTACTTGGCATTGTCCAGTCGTGACTACAACGGAATCGCTGGCAACATTGCTGGTGGTACTGCTTTGTCAGGAACTGCATCTCGTAGTTTTGCTGGTAACAAGTCAAACAATGCGTTTGAGCGTTCTTACGTTGGTATGGTCGCAGGCTTTGAGACCTACAAACTGGACTACGCAAACCGTATTGCAGCGGCAACTGGTTCTGACCCAACGATGAGCACTTTGGCCTCGGCAAATAACTACTATGTGCCTGTCGCCACCTCAACTGCGGTCACTGGTGAAACTGCCAACGTGGACAATCGTTTCCAAACGATTACCGTGTCCAGCACCACCGACTTGCCAGCAGGTACTGCCATCGAGATCGAAGGCGTTGAGGCTGTCCATCACATCACCAAACAAGGTACTGGTTTCTCCAAGACCTTCCGTGTTGTGAGCGTGACCAATGCAACCACTTGCGTTATCACACCTCCAATCATTTCTGCCCAAGGTGGAACTGATGCCGAGTTGCAGTATCAAAACTGTATCGTGACTGCCGCCTCTGGTCGCACCATCAACCGCTTGAATGTCGATGCCGCACCTATCAACTGCTTCTGGCAGAAAGATGCGCTGGAGATTCTGCCTGGTCGTTACGCTGTCCCGTCTGATGCTGGTGTCGCAGTGATGCGTGCCTCCACCGATCAGGGCATCGAGCTGGTCATGCAGAAGCAATACGATGTCAACACCATGAAAACCAAGTATCGTTTGGATACCTTGTTTGGCGTGGTTAACAAACAGCCAGAGATGTCAGGCATCCTGTTGTTCAACCAAACACCTTAAGGAAAAATCATGAGTTACAACGTAATCTTTGCACAAGGCACGGCCACCGTTACTGTGCCAGCAGGCGAGAAAATCGCCGTTCAAGCCTACTCGCCAGCAAGTGTATTTCAAGAAGTTGGTTACCCCAATTTCCCTGAATCACAGGACTTGTTGACCACGGTTGACAACACCACTTATGTGTCGGGCGCATTCACCAATGCCACCAGCGTGACTATTCAAGCTGGTGCATCGGGTGCGTACTACTCGATTGGTGTAGCACCTGACATCAGCAACAATGGCAAC